CGCAAATCACGTAGGGCAGATGGTCAGAGCGCAGCGAGTCGGCCGAATTGGCGCCCGCCTTGATCAGGCGGACATTGGCGCCGTATTCGAGAATGTCGGCGCGGTTGGCGCTGCTGCGCGACGCCCGGCTGACGATCTCCTGCAGGCCGGCGTTCTCGGTGATCATTTTCGACAGGCGCGGGTTGAACGATCGGTCGCGCAGTTCGAGCGAGGGAACAACCACCATCATGTCCCGGTTGCCCAGGTGGCGCATGGTGTAGTCGATCCAGTTGAACATCGCCTCGGTGCCGCCGACTCCCGCCGACTTGCAGAAGACCACGGTACGCACCGGCGAGTGCTCCGAAAGGTCATCCTGAATGTCGCGCAGGTACGGGGTAAGCGCGGTGCGCCACTGACCTGGCGCATTGGTTCCGGAGCCGATCCAGCGGTGCTTGTCGGCGTGCTGCGAAACGGTGATCAGGTCACGCGGCCGGGCGCCACGACGGAAGCGGGCGCCGAACTCGGGCAGCGCGCGACTCACGGCGGCGGCCTGCTGGCCGATGCGGTCGAGCAGGGTATGCACGGCGTCCGAGAGCAGGTAGTGCACCTCGGTCTCATCGTGCCGCCCCTCGATGGCCTGCGCCAGGCGATGCGGCAGCGCGCGCAGTTCAGCCAGCAGCAGCACCCGCACCGCCAACGCCGCCCCCAGCAAATCCTCGGCCTTGCGCGTCTCGGCCATCGCTTCGGCCAGCTCGCGCTCGGCCTCCACAGCTTTCAGGCGCGTGCGCTCGGTCTGGAGTTCGGTGAGGGTGGCGGTGGTCATGGTTACTTGGTGTCCTGCAGCGCGTTTTCGAATGTCAAATAACACTCTGTCAGGTAATGTGCTAACTGCTGGTACTCGCGTTTCCGAAACTGCAATTCAACCCTGTCATCTGGAGGCAAAACAAATAAACAGTTTTTTCGGTAAAGCTCGTGGTCTACCGGGAAACACAACCTGGTTTGTATGCGCTTCCATCCGTTTTGAGATGCCGAACGAAAAAACTTATTGGCTGTTCCGATGTCTTTTCCCAGTTTCTCTGCCCAAGAACTATATGCACGGAAAAGTTGTGTCATGCCGCATGGAATTACCGGATAGCCGAGTAATCCTGTTTCCCATAATTCGGCGAACATGACGGCATGATTATCAAGTGCGGATTGCTTTATTTGGGGAACAACACATGATTCTGCAGAATCTGCTGTAGAGACAAAAAGACCGGATTCCAACGCCCCGATTGCGTTTCTGAGATGTTCGGCTGCTTTGGCAAGATTTTCTGTGATTTTCAGTTGTGCCAATTGTGTTTGCATTTCATTCTCCTTGGTGGTGTGTTCGGTGGTCATGGCCGTGCCGTGCTCAACGCCTGTTGCAGCGCGGCCCGGAATTCCCGGTCGAAGTCGGCGGCGACCCGTTGCTTGGCGATCGCCGGCATGTCAATCCGCTGGCGATAGACCGCTTGCGGGATCGGAATCAGCAGCAGTTGCAGTTGTTTCGAGCGGCTGGTCGCCCACAGGCCACGGCGGACCTTCATCGGGTGGTCGCCGTTGGACCAGAACATGCGCCCAGCCGCGGCGTCGTTGCGCTGGCTGCGGCGGCTTCTGGTGCGGTTCTGGTAGGGGTCCCGGTAGAGGTAGAGCGCGGCGTAAATCTGCTGCACCTGCCCGCGGCTGATGTTGCCGTAGCGGTCAAGCCGGGCATCCGGTCCGGGCACCAGCAGTTCATGACCCTTGATCAGGCCGGCGCGGGTGAAGGCTTCCTCGATCTTCTTCCGCTTGCGGCTGCCGCCTGAAAAGTGGTGGCCGAGAATGTCGGCGGTCGAGCCGGGTTCCGGTTGCGAATACTGAATGTCGCGCATGGTGCCGCCTGTGCTGCCGGCGCCAACATCCTTTAGGAACACCGCCACATCAGCGCCTTTTGTCGGCCGGTACGGCCGCACATAAATGGCCTTCTGAAACCATGGCGTTGGCCGGTCAAAGCCGGTGGCGATCGCGGCCTCGATCTGCTTCCGCACCGCATGCCCAACCCGGTGACGGGCCACCGCTTCGGCGTATTCCACCTGTTTGGCCTGGCCGGAGAGTAGCAGCGTGGCTTTCTCGATGCCGTCGATACGGGCGGTGATCTTCATTCGGCGGGCCTTTTCGGGGTGATCTGCAGTTGATCGGCGGTAAAGCTGGCGCCCGGCTCCGGCATCTGGCAGCCGATGACGTTGCCGCCTTCGCGGGCGTAGAAGTCGGTGCCGCCGGCCAGGCCGTTGCGGATGGCGCGGTTGATGGTCTCGGCGCCGAAGGCGTCGCGGCAGGCGTCGATCCATTCGGCGACCTTTGGCATGGCCTGGCGCATGGGCTTCTTCTCCGCGATCATGCGCTCTTGCCTTCGCTGCGCAGGCGGCGCAGGGCGCGCGGCATTTCCCGCCTGAGCAGGCGCTGCAGCCGGGCCACTTCGCCGGCGAGCGTGGCTCGGCGGGCGTCAGGGTCGTGCTGCACGGCGAGGCGCGGCGCGGTTTGATCGACCAGCCGCTCCAGGGCGCTGCGCAGCGTAGCCCCCAGGGCTTGCGCTTCGCGGCTGATGGACTCCAGCGGGTAGCGCTTGTGCGTGCGAAGCTGAATCGAAAGCCGGGCCATGGCGTTCTGGGCTGCCAGCAGTTCTTGGGTGTGCGTGGCGAGGCTGGGCGGGCCGCTGCTGGCGCCGTCGTCGAGCGTGGTCAATGGCGATTCGGCGGCTTCTGCGGCCGCAGGAGGCGCGATATCTTCCGGGGTGGCCTCGGGGTTGCCGGCGCGGCGGCTCGCGGCGTGGCGCGCGGCTACGTCGGGCCGCTGGCCGGTTTTGGTGTTCTTCCAGCGGTGCAGGCTGCTGGCGACTTCGAGCAGGCCGTCGACAAGGATAAGACGGCCGGATTGAATCGCCCGGCAGACGGTGGATTTGTTAACGCCGAGACGACGGGCGAAGGCGGCTGGGGTTTCTCTACTCTCCATTTTTTTATCAGATGATCATGAGTAGAAAAGGCGCGCGCGCGCGAGCGAACACGCCACAGCGTGAGCGAACGCACAGGCGAACGCACGCAAACCCGCGCTGCGCCTGCGTCCGAACACAACGAACACAACGAACGCACCCATACGTGCACGCGGGACATCGCATGTGGACAAGGCTCCTCCCGTGTGCGTGAACGTCTCGCGTGTAGTGCGCCCGCAAGACGCGTTCGTTGTGTTCGCCGCCAGCAACGGCAAGGCTTTGCGTGCGTTCGCCGGTGCGTTCGGAGTGCGTTCGTTGCGTTCGTTTTGAGTCATTCATCGCCTCCAAGCGCGGCCTTGAAGGAAAAAAAGCAGTTCGTGGCCCATTGCGCCTCGGTGCGGTCGGGGCGCTTGAGGTATTCGGAAGTCTCCGGTCTCGCCGCGGCAAAGGTCACGGCCTCATTCGGCGGGATGACCATGCGCGTGCGCTTCGGCGTGCCGGAGAAGTGGGCGGTCTCGAAAACATCCTTGAGGCCGATCGACCATCCGGGCTGCTTGGCAAGGTAGCCCGATAGGTTGTTCTGGCTTCGCGGCTTTTCCCCGCCGGCGGTGCACCAGCGCACATAGGCGCGGTAGATTTGTGCCGATGCGCAGGCGCAGACCGGGTAGTGCGTCTCGCCGCAGGTCCAGTCCCGGAAGAAGCGCTCGATCGATCCCATGGAGAGTTCTTGTACCGCGCGCTTGGCGTCCGTCATCGGCGGCTTGCTGTGGTCGTCGAAGTCGCCCAGGTCAAGGTGCAGCAGGTAGTAGTGCAGCGCAGCGCCCCCGCCGTTGTCCAGGCAGTCGGCGACGGCCTTGTAGAAGTCTGGCGAGAGGGCCGGCGGGGTCCAGATCATGAAGTGCCGCCGGTCGAACAGTTCGACGGCCGTCGGGTGCAGCTCGTTCGAGAGCCACACGCCATTGCAGTGATTGCGCTCCTGCCAGGCGGCCACCTGCTTGGTATTGATCCGGATGGTGTCGCCGGTGATCAGGGCCTTGATGCGGTTTTTGAGAAAGTACAACTCGTTGCGGGCAACCACCTCGTCGAAGGTGATCCACAGTTTGCGCGATGCCCAATCATTAAACTGGCTTTCAACCGCGGACTGATCCACGGTGCCGCCATACTCGCCGTACATCCTGGCGATAGCGTCAAAAAATATGTTCTTTCCCGCTCCCTGCATCCCATGAAATACCAGCGTGGTTTTCATCTTCGCGCCGACATGCTGCAGCGGATAGGCCAGCCATTTCAGCGCCCAATCGTAGGCTTCCTTCGAGTTGCTTTCGAGCGAGCACAGGTACTGCAGCAGGTCGAGCAGTATCTGGCAGTCGCCTTCTTTCGGCTGGCTGGGGAATCCTCCCCACAAATTGCAGACGATGCGCTCATCGCGGCAGGTGGGGTCGAAGCCGACCTCCTCAAGGCGCGCCACCTTGCGATCCGGGCGCAGCTTCCAGTCGCGCGCAGCATGGTCCGGGATCAGGGCGTAGACGTCCGCCTTGGGGATGATGCGATGCTCTACCCCGTCAAAGTAGGCGCCGTTGCCGCCGTAAAGCAGCGTCCAGCGCTCGCACGCTTCGTCGAGACTGTAGAGCCCACGCATAGCGGGCCGCAGGAAGTCCCCGCCCCCCTCCTCACTCGCTGCCGCCCGTACGGCCGTTGGCCTTGACGACTTCCAGCCTAGCGCCGTGATGGAGGCTTCCACCTGCCTGGCCACCATGTGCAGGCCACCAGCGGGGTGCGTGTGCAGGTCGTTGAAGTCGGTCGCACCCTTGTACGTGGTCGGGCGGTCGCTGGGGAAGACCGGATGCACGACGGCGCCTGAAACGGCGAGCGCTGCCGCCTGTGCGGACTCGATCCCGGCGTTGCTCTTGCCGTGCGGCTTGCCGCAGGCGGTGCAGTGGGCATCGAGAATGGTGGTGTAGGCCTTGCACTCGCGGCAGGTCTGCAGGTAGTCGTCGTCGGCGCAGACCAGCACGCGAAGTCCGTGGTAGGTCTTGCAGACGATCTGCGCGACGGGCAGCAGGTTGCCCGCGTCAAAGGCGATGATCACCGGCATCCCGGTTGCCTGGTGCAGGCTGGCGCCAGTGGCAAAGCCCTCGCAGAGCAGCGCCACGTGCCCGGCCATCGGCGAGCCGATCAGGTACATGTGGCCCTTCTTCTGCAGGCCGGCCGGGCAGAAGTCCTTGTCCCGCCCCTTGCGCTTGCGAATCTCGGGGTCGCGATAGACCACCTGCAAGCCGCGAATCGTGCCCTTGCCGTCCTGCACAGGAATGACCAGATTGCCGGATGGCGACAGCCTGGCGCCGAACAGGTTGCCGGACGGCAGCCCCTTGCGGGTCAGGTAGTCGCTCTCGCCGAAGTCCGCGCATTTCCGCCACCAGCCCTGTGCCTTCGTCGCTGCCGCATCGTGCCGGCGCTGCATGGCGGCCTCGGCGGCCTTGCGGTCGGCGATCTGCCGCGCGCGTATCGCCTCGGCCTGCTCGGCGGTGAGCCGTGGCCGATCTTCGCGCTTGACGATGACCTTCTGCGTGCCGTAGTCCGCTCCGCTGTTGATCCCGAACGCGCCGACGATCAGCTCATCGCCACCCGACACCGGAATCGAGTACAGCCGATACCAGCCACGCCGGTCCTTGTGCCCAACGACCTTGCAACGCACGACCGTAGGCGTCCCAACCTCAATCCCACGTCGCGGATCAACCAGCAGCCCAGCGTCCGCAAGCTGGCCAGCTACGTCGTCGTAGTTCAGCCAGCCCATACGTTGCCTTTACTCAAACTTCGCACCCTAGCGCCATGCCGGGGTTCGCATTACC